TCATAATACTACAGGTAATGATGAAAGATGGAATGGAAGAATTGCTACCGCTCCATTAACTAGCTGGACCACCGCTGGTGGCCAAATACAAATGACATTTGGTTGTCATGATAGTCAAAATGCTTCAGGAAATTATACGCCAAATTGGAGCGGAACCAGTCCAAATCAACAAACAACCAGCTTTACAAATAATGGTTATCATTCAAATGCAGCTCCACCTAATAACGCAGACAGCACCACTGCATCTCATGCAAATCCATCGTCCGGATTTAATTTAGGTAATGCATCATCTGTTACTTATACAATGGCTGTTACTAAAGATTATTGTATAATTTGGGAAAATGTTCGAACTCATAGTTATCTTAATGGTTATTCAACTGGTTATACAGCGAGATATTCTACCAACAGTTATAAATTATTTGGTTCAATTATGTATGGTGGATTTAGAACAACACAACCGTGGGAGGATGCTATATCACATAATCCACCTTGGGTAGCTTGGACTGTGAATCATTGTGATCCTGCTAGTAGTTCAGCATATCCTTGGTCCGCTGGTACTTATCATTATTCAAATTATGGTATGGGTTCTGGATTTAATCCAATTCCAACGGCACAGCCAATGCCGGCTCCTGCTGTAGGAAATGCTTTACCGCAATATACTGCTTTTGGGTTACTCAATCAAGCACCAAATTCAATAGCTGCATACATGGCCACCATAAATGATTTAGGAGAAGCTTCTGCAACATCAACACGATATGTAAATTTTCCAACTTATGTGTATCATAGAAATTTACCTTTTATAAATATGTGTTCAATTAGTGGTACTGGTTTAAATAGTGCAGCAGGCAAAACAGATGTATGGTGTACCAGTTCTCCTGGTTTTGGTCAAAATGAATGGGAACTAGCAACTCCTGTATTTTATCATAGACAAAAGAAAAATTCTAATCAATCAACTTCAAATAATTCTGTAACTCACAATCCAAATTTACCAACAATTGATCCAACAACAGGAACATTTGTTCCTGGAGCATATCCTGTAAATATTTCAAGAACTAAAACCGGATCTTGGAATAATGGTGGTATTTGTAAAGGAATATATAAGAGTTTAACTTTGCCAATTAATACAATGAAATTATATTTTTCTGAAAACCAAACATTTACTGTTAATGGTGAACAATATATGCCAATTGTGTTTAATGAAGATATGTATTTGATCAGAAAAGCTTAGTTTTGCTAATTAGAAATAGACCATAAAATGGCTAATACAATTACAGTATCAGCGCAGCTAGGATTTTCTCCAAACGCAAATGTTGGATACGCAGTAGCACCATACATAGACCAATATATTGATGTGGGTGATTTTTCTGATTCAAGTAATATTGGTATCGACATTACTATGCAGTCTTTTTCATCGGTTACAGTTCCATCAACTGTATTAACTTATGAAAGTGTTCCTGTGGTAACTTATGTTGTTACGGATGGATCTCCCATTATATTGGTAAGTGTATTCAATACTCAATATTGGTCAACCTCTTAATTAATCAACTAAAAACTCATGGTATAAATACCTGAATATAGGAGATTATTATGCCGGCTGTAACAGATAGAAAAACATTCAAGGACTATTGCCTTCGTAGATTAGGTTTTCCCGTTATTGACATTAACGTGGATGAAGATCAAATAGAAGATCGCATTGACGATGCGCTCCAATATTGGCAAGATTACCATTTTGATGGACTTCAAAAATTTTATTATGTAAAAAGAATTGATGAAACCGACATTAACCAAAAATACATCGATTTAAGTAATGTTCAGGATAGTTCTAATAATAAGTTAGATATTGTTGGTATCTCTCGTATATTCCCTATTCAAGATTCTCAAGCATCAATTAGTATGTTTGATTTAAGGTATCAACTTCGCCTAAATGAACTCTATGACTTTACATCTGCATCATATGTTAACTATACATTAACATTACAACACCTACGTTCACTAGAACTTATGTTTTCTGGTGAAGTACCAATTCGTTTTCAACGCCATATGCAAAAGCTATACATTGATTGGGCATGGGGTTCATCACAGGCACCAAAAATTGTTGTTGCTGAGTGTTATGCTAATATTGACCCTACTGTTTATAACAGAGTATGGAATGACCGTTGGATGAAAGAATATACCACAGCATTAATTAAACGAACATGGGGTAATAACTTAAAGAAATTTAATAATCTACAGTTGCCTGGTGGTGTAACATTAAATGGTGACAAAATCTATGAAGAAGCCGTTGGTGAAATTGAAAAGTTAGAAACCGAAATGCAAAATGAATATGGTGCACCATTAGAATGGTTTATGAATTAACATGCCAACATCAGTTTATTTTAACAACTATAACTCTGTAGCCGAACAACGAGTTTTAGAAGATTTAATTGTTGAGTCCATAAAAATTATGGGCTTTGATGGTTACTATCTACCAAACGATAATGATATTGCCAGAGATTTATTGTTTGGTGAAGATCCAGTTAAAAAATTTCAATCAGCATTTCCATTAGAACTCTATCTTTCCAATTCATTGGATTATGATGGCGAAAAAGAATTCTTCTCTAAGTTTGGTTTAGAAATTAAAAACAATGTTAATGTAATTGTTTCTAAGAGATCATTTGAACAAAGAGTTCCACAAAATATATTTCAAAGACCTCGTGAAGGTGATTTAATTTATGTTCCTTTTTTAAATGGTACAGGTGAATTGTATGAAATCAAATTTGCAGACCAAGATAAAGATTTTCATACCTTAGGTAGACGAGTGCCTTTTTTCTATGAATTACAATTAGAGAAATTTAAATTTTCACACGAACTTATTGTCACAGGTGTTCAAGAGATTGATGATGCAGGAACATTTTCTTCTTACACCATTCAACTCAATGTTGCTGCTGGTACAGGCACATATCAAAATAAAGAAATTGTTTATCAAGCACTTGACAGCACAGAAGCAAATGCAACTGTGGTTGCTGTGGTACAAGAATGGAATAAAAAAGCAAATACACTAAACGTCACCAATATTGCAGGTGAATTTGTACCTAACAGAAATATTATTGGTGCATCAAGCAATGCTAGTTATGTTTTGGCCAATTTCGATCCATTAAAAGATAATGTTAGAGATGAATCAAGTGACAATTATATTATTGAGAATCAAGCCAATTCGATTATTGATTTTTCTGAAACCAATCCGTTTGGAAGTATATAATGGCTAATATTTTTTATAACCGAATCATACGAAAACTGGTTATCGGTTTTGGTAATATGTTTAATGAAATTACTTTGGTTCGGTATAATCCAGATTTAACTGAAGCAGAAAGGCTTATTGTTCCTATTATCTATGGACCAAAAGAGCTATATGTTTTTCGTAATGAAGAAGATCCATTATTAAACAAAAAAGTTCAAGTGACGTTACCAAGAATGTCATTTGAGATGACGGGGTTTACATACGATGCTTCTAGAAAATTAAACACCAATTTTAAAAATTTTACACAAACAAATACAGGTTTGGTCTCACAGTACAATCCTGTACCATATAATTTTGATTTTAATTTATATGTGTATGTAAGAAATATTGAAGATGGCACACAAATTATTGAACACATTCTTCCATATTTTACACCAGATTATACAATCAAATTAAATTTGATACCTGAAATGGGTATCGTCAAAGAAGTTCCTATTATTTTAAATTCAACTTCACAAGATATAGATTATGAAGGAGATTATTCTAGAAGTACCAGAAATATTATTTGGACTTTAAACTTCACGGTCAAAGGATTTATCTTTGGTAAAATTAATGATTCGTCTAGTGGTTTAATTACACATTCAATTACATCAGTTTTAAACAAAATTGGACCAGAAGATGTTGTTCTTTTTAATATGAATGCAAATTCTGGTGTTGGTAGCTATCAAGTGGGAGAAATTGTATATCAAGGTTACTCAGCAGGTACAGCAACTGCCACCGGAAAAGTTATTCTTTGGAATAACAATACATTACACTTAACAAACATTAATGGAAATTTTGTTTCTAGTGTGCCTATTCGATCAACCAGTTCAAGTACAAACTACACATTCACTTCTTATAGTCCAACACCAGAAACACTTGCAAGAATCAATACTACGCCATCACCAACCGATGCAAATGTCAACACGCCACACATTATCACTTCAAGTATATCTGAGTTTCCAAATATTGAAAGTGGTGAGTTACCAGATAATTTTGCTGGTGATGCCATGCTTCAGGTTGGAGAAGATGACCTACATATACTACAACAGAAAACAACAGATTTACAGTAAAGGTAAGCAAAATGCCACGCACACTACAATTTAAACGATACGGTTCAGCAACATTAGCCAATACAATTGGTGCTAATGGCGAGTTAATTATTAATCAAACAAACAAAACTCTAACTGTTCACGATGGTATAACTCCTGGTGGATTTGTGGTAAGTGCTAACACTATTCCAAATGCTGATTCATTTGCTCGTGGTACAGCCAATAGTGCAACGACACTAGCTCAATCAGCGTATAATTATGCAAACACTCTACCCACAACCAGCGTAGATTCGTTTGCTCGTAACACAGCTAATGGTTCTGCCACATCAGCACAAACTGCTCACAATACAGCCAATAGTGCAACGACACTAGCTCAATCAGCGTATAATTATGCAAACACTATTATAAATGGCATAGATCAAACTGCTCGTAATACATCCAATGCAGCTACTACATTAGCTCAATCGGCATATGATTATGCAAATACGATTAGTGTTAATGCAACGGGTATAGATCAGTTTGCACGCAACACAGCCAATGCATCAAACAATTTAGCACAGTCGGCTTATAATAATTCAAATACAAAATTTTCTTCTTCTGGTGGTACAATTACAGGTAACGTAATTATTACTGGTATTATGAATGTTAGTAGTAATATTATTGCTTCAAATATATCAGCGCCATTAATTAATACCAGTGCATTACTATGTAATACAACAGACGTTAAAAATATTGCAATAAAAACATTTCATCCTAATTTTGATTATGGTTTTAATTATGCCGTAAGACTTAGTGCATCACAAGTAACGGCCTCATTAGCTTTTGGAGCGGTAAATAATTGGTTGAGAGTTGGAGGTACTGTTGGCACATTTGATTCGACTCACATAGTAATTGCACCAGATTCTGGTTTTACACTAGGTATTGGAGGAGTAATTGACAATTCTGTAGGACTTATACCTGCAGCTCCAACATTTATTAGAGATAGTTATATCTCCGATATGCATAGTTCCAATGTTTATACTAGTATTGTTAGACCCTATTTTGGAAATTCAGTATACATTCACGCCGGTACATCTAGTGGATTCAAAGGTAATATAATATTAGGCGAAACTTCTACGAACATGGTTAAAGTTGGTGAAGCCAACACAGTTGATTTATCCGTTACTGGAAATATATCAAGTTTAGGTGTTAGTGCAAATACAATAACGGCAAATAATTTAATTGTTACCGGCAATGTTACTGGATTAATTTCTATCACACAATTAAAAACTTTGGCTGCTAACGCAGCTACGTATGCAGATTTTCAAACTGCAATAGCCGGATTATAATTAAAAATTATATAAATTTATGAACGATTTGAATAAAACTTTGGCAGATGTTTTTGACATTGCACCGATACCAGAAGAAAAAAAAGAAAAACTTCCGGTACTACAATCACATCATAACGAGCCTGATTTAAAACAGGACCTTACCGATGCGTACCAACAATCAAGAGAAAACCTGCAAGGCCTTATTGACCAAGGTCAAGAAGCAATGCATGAGATACTTAACATCGCTAAAGCAGGACAACATCCCCGTGCTTTTGAAGTATATGGCACACTACTCAAAAATGTGGTAGACGCCAACAAAGAATTACTGGCAATACAAAAACAAATGCGTGACATGGATGAAAACGCCAAAAAAGATAAAGGTGGTACCAATATTGATAAAGCCATCTTTATTGGTTCTACCGCTGAGTTGAATAAACTCATTAAAGGCAAAGATTAATGTCCATACAAAATAAAGATTCTTATCGTGACAATCCATTATTAAAAAAGGTAGGCGTTGAACACGAATACACAGAAGAACAGGTACAAGAATACATAAAATGTTCTAAAGATCCTGTATATTTCTGTATAAATTATATTAAAATTGTTAACGTGGATGAAGGTCTCATCAATTTTAATATGTGGGACTTTCAAAAAGAAATGATT